CCACTTCTCTTTGTGGTTTGACTTCAATCACCATCGATCGTTTTTTACCAAACTTATCGGTGTATCGGACAAAGAAGTCTGGATAGTATCGGTGAACTTTATTATCAATAGGAGAAACGTATGGAATACAGAACTCCTCGGACTGCCACTGGTTTACATTCTCATTGAGATCACAATATCTCATGAACTTTCGTTCCCACAGAGAACGATAAACAATATTTGATGGGTCACCTTTATACTTTCGGGGATTCTCTGGTCGATATTTTCCCTTATAACTCATATACATAGTATAGATCCTTAAAAAATATTTATAGTGCCTAGTACGAACTACGATAGAGTAGATCCACTGCATCTAAGGATGACCACACCCAGGCAGTACGGGGGAAGTACCCTCGCTTCTGCTATGGATTATATTGGCGAATTATCTCAGACCAGTCATTTTAAACTGAGTCTGTATATGGCCGATTCTGACACTTCAACTGGAATCAATAAGTGGTTGCAGGAGTGCGGTGTTTTTGGTGGAGGTGATAATAATAATGGATTAAAATACGAATTTCTTTGCCATAGAGCTATTATTCCTGGAGCCCAGTTTGAGTTATCTACAGAACAGGGTTCTTTTCAAGGTATTACAGAAACTTTTGCAAGGGCAAGACAGTTTCCACAATTAACATTAGATTTTTACGTCGATACCAATTATAATATCATCAGATTATTTGAAGAGTGGATGAATTACATAAATCCACTATACACGGATGGTGGATCTTTGCCTGGTTCTCCAGCAGGTAGTCTTGCTAACAACTCTTCTTATGATCCAAGTAACTATTATAGAATGAGATATCCAGAAGATTATAAGAGAAAGATTGCTGTAACTAAGTTTGAAAGAAATGCTGGATTCCAGGTAAAAGATCAGGCAGGAAATCAAGCGGCATTGAGAAGTAATCAACTGACATATGTTTTTATGAATGCATTCCCTGTGCAATTCATTTCAATTCCATTATCATATGAGGCAAGTGATATTCTGAAATGTAGTATTGTATTCAATTACGATAGATACATCACCAATAAACATGATGCAAGTGGCACTACAGGAATACCAGACTATATGAATCTAAGTCCTACAACTAAAGAAGCCATTAATAAAGCTCCAGTTGCACTTCCTGGATATAATACTGTTCCGCCAAATAATAATACACTTTTTGGAACAGGTGCAATAGGGTAACTAAATAAAATTACTGAGTTGAAATCCTATGCCATTACCTAAGATTGCTGCGCCAACTTATGAGTTGACATTACCTTCCACAGGTAAAAAAATTAAATATAGACCTTTCTTAGTCAAAGAAGAAAAGGTTTTGATTCTTGCACTTGAAACTCAAGATGTGAAACAAATCACTATCGCGATGAAACAAGTGTTATCTGAGTGTATTCAAACCAGGGGCGTAAAAGTAGAAGAACTTCCTTCTTTTGATATCGAATATGTTTTCTTAAATGTTCGTTCAAAATCAGTTGGTGAAGCCATTGAATTGATAGTTACTTGTCAAGATGATGGTGAAACTGAAGTTCCAGTAAAAATTTATGTTGATGAAGTGAATGTTCAGGTTGATGATAATCACACCACAGAAATCAAACTAGATGATAGTATTGTTCTTAAGATGAAGTATCCATCTTTGGATCAGTTTATTAAAAATAACTTTGACTTCAATAGTGAAGAATCACTTAGTACTATTGAACAATCTTTCGATATCATTGCAGATTGCATCGATACAGTTTACACTAAAGAAGATGCTTGGTCCGCAAAAGATTGTACTAAGAAAGAGTTGATTGAGTTTATTGAGGGAATGAATTCTGCACAGTTCAAACTTGTAGAGCAATTCTTCGAGACAATGCCAAAACTCAGTCACAGTTTTATTGTAAAAAATCCAAATACTAAAAAAGATAACACTGTAACGTTGGAGGGTCTGACGAGTTTTTTCGGTTGATAATGTCTCACATTAACCTTGAGGCATACTATCGAATAAATTTCGCTTTGATGCAGTTCCATAAATACAGCTTGACTGAGATTGAAAACATGATGCCTTGGGAGAGAGACATTTATCTAGCCCTATTGAAAGATCATATTGAAGAAGAAAATCTAAAGGCACAACAAGCTAATGGCGGTTAGTAACTTACCAAATCTAAGTATAGCAGCTCCCAAATCTACTGGAAAGATAGGTGCATCAAATCTTTCTGGTGGAAATACTTTAGGTTCTGGTATTGTTCAGAGTGCGGCAAATAATATTGCAGGATTCAAAAAACCTGGAACTTCATCGGTATCTCCAAGAATACCTAATATTGCATCATTACTGCAAACTATCTCCAATACTGTAACAAATCAGGTACAAAATCTAACCAGTAATATCGGAGATAGTATTAAAGGTGCCGTTACAAATGTCACCAACCTTGTAGGACCCAAAAAAGAAGAAGACGATAAAGGTCCGAATAAGATAATGTCAGAGTTCTTGAAACTCTATGATAAGGCATTAGATTATGTAAAATTCTTTGCAAATCCAAAACAAATAAAGAATTTTGATCTTGCTGTAGCTCAATATAATAAAGAATTACAAGGAACCAGTGATCTGGTCGTGAACATCAGGAAGTTCATCAAAAAGATGATCAAAGACTTCCTAAGACTAAAAGGACAATTACTAAGTGGTGGTGGAGGCGGTGGATTGCCTATACCACTACCTATACCTGGACTTGGTGGTGGTAAAGCAAAACCACAAGCAAAACCTCGCGCAAGAATGCCTAGAATTCGCGGTAGAGGTGGTGCTGCATTGTTGGGATTGGGACTTTTAGGTGGTGGTGCAGCTGCAGCAAAAATGATTGGTGATTCTCAATCACAAAATCAAGAAGTACAGTTTCAAGAAGTTAGTAAAGAAATAATCACAAAGTTCAACTCAGTTCTTGAAAGATTTGAAAGTGCTATAGATGGATTTACTGGTCTTGGTGGTGGTAGTGGTGATCCAAAAGGCAAATCAGGTCCCACTTCAAAAGATACAGACGATACTTCAGGCACAGGTGCAGCAAGAGCTCTAACACCGATTGCAGAAGCTCCGAATATTAAGACTGCAATTAGACGATTAGAATCTGGTAATGATTATTCTTCCATGTATAATAGAAATCGTAAGACGTTCTCTCGCGGAGGAGAAGATATTACGAAAATGACCATTCAACAGGTCCATGATCTGCAAACTGACTATCTGGATCATCAGGCAGCTCTAGGTTATGATGAAAAGAATAGAAGTGCTGCTATGGGTGCATACCAAATGTTGAAAGTGCGTGAAGTTGCTGTGAAGATGGGATTTGATCCTAATAAAACATTATTCAATCAAGAAACACAGGATAGAATGGCAGATTATTATCTGAACTATTCTGGTTTCCAAGACTTTAAAGCAGGCAAAATAACTGCAGAAGAATTTAATAATAGACTTGCTGGACAATTTGCTTCTGTCAAGCAAACATCGGGAGTAGGAGTATATGATAATGATGGAATGAACAGTGCATATGGCGATCTGATGCCTCTATTGTTACAATTTAAGTCTGGAACGAAAGACTTTGATAATGTTTTACCACCAGGTGTAAAAGCTATTCCCCCAGATCAAGGCGATCAGAAATATAGTCCAACAATGCAGATGTTTCTTCAACAGATCCCTGGATCAAATACTATTCAAACTCTTCCTGGTGTTGATCCTCCACCACCTCCACCGCAGGAGATTGCACCTGGAGTGCAGATGCCTGCAGAGTTAAGTGGTTTTGCTAATCTCAACTTAACACCTGAGAATCCAGACAACTGGTTACCATTATATTCCAAAGCAACAATGAACATCATTGATCGATAATGGCTACTAACAAACTAGAAGGAAGATCAAGAGCAAAGGCAAGAGATGTTCTTACCATTGCATCAAAATCTAAAAGAAAAATGAAACTAAGTGAACTCCAGTTCACTAATAGTGCTAAGTTTATTCGGTCGCAAGCTAAGATAATTAGTAGACCTAAAATTGATAAGAGAAAATTAAAAGAAGTACTTAATACTAATTTTGGTGATCTTGCAGCTAATGCTGCTGATGGGAGAGGTGGTGGTTTATTGCCACTAGGTCTTGGTGGTTTTGGAGGAGGTGGTGGTCGTGGACGTGGCGGAAGAGGTGGCCGTCGTGGTGGACCACCATCTAGAAGAGCACAGCAAAGATATAGAAGAAGATTTGGAAATAGAGCTGGTAATAGAAGATTTGGTAGATTGCCCCAGTTTGGTAGAGCAACTAAGGGTGTTCGTATTCCTAGAGCTGGTGGAGTACTCGGTGTTGCAATGGCAGGTCTTGAGTATGGTGGAAGATTATCAGATGGACAGACACAAACACAAGCAATAACAGGAACTGCTGCATCCACTGCTGGTGGTCTTGCTGGTGGATTTGCAGGTGCTAAGGGTGGTGCTGCTCTTGGAGCTCTAATTGGTAGTGTCGTTCCTGGTGCGGGTACTGCGATTGGTGCTGCTATAGGTGGTTTAATTGGTGGTATTGCTGGAGGTATGGCAGGCAGTAGTCTTGCTGGTGGAGCTGCTGATAAACTAACAGGAGTTCGTGGTGAAAAATATATCGGTGAAGATGATAAAAAGAAGAAAACTAAGAAAAACGATATGAATGTAGAGTTGTTAGCAACTCTATCAAGATTCGATAAAGTAGTTTCTAAATTTGAAAAACTAGGAGTAGGTGGAGATCTAGAAGAACTAGAACTAACCAATCTTAAATCTTTTTCGGGTAGAGAGATACCTCTTGAATTAACTCCACAAGTAATTGCATTAGAAGATGAATATTTAAAAACTGGAAAAACACAGTCATTAATGACTGAACAAGGTTTCCTGAAGGTTGGACCTACTGCTCCAAATAGATTAGATCTTGGTGGTTTCTTAGGACTTTCTGGACCAGATTTAAGTCCCCAGATATCATATAATCCCAACTTGACTCCAAAGACTAATGAGGAAGCGGTTGCCCAGGCAGAGTTATTATTTACTGCTGCTAACTTACCAGCAACTTTGTCTCCATTCATGGGTGCTAAACGTGCTCAACCTAAAGTTCAATACGGTCCAGCATTTCAGGGACCACTACCAGCACCTATTGCATCTCCAAGATCGAGAATAGTAAGAGGTGCAAATACTTTACCAAGACCAGAATCAACTCCAGTAACACCACTAACTGAACGATTAGCACCATTTCTAAGACCAACACCAGCAACACGCCGTAAAAAATTCGCACCAAATCCATTTGAGACGGCAACTCCTAGGGAATTAACAGGTCAAGGAAGACCACGATTGACAGGTAAAGATAATAGAGTTGCTTCGGAAACATTTGCTAAAAGAGGTCAAGCTGAAGATGATATGAGTGGTAGAACAGGTGCAATGGAACAGAGAGCAAATAACGATAGACAGAACTTAAAATTTGTTCAAGATGTTTTAGGTAGAAGTCCAAATGAAAGAGGAAAACTTACAAAAGAGGTCATAAAATATGATGATGGCCCTGTAGAGTTCAAACGACCTGGTGGAGATTTTATTACCAGTGAAGAATATATACTGAGACGATTGAGAAAAGAATATCCTGGTCAGGATATCGATAAATTATTAGATACAAGCAAACCAAGTATTAAAGAAGAATTACTTAATTTTCAGGGCAAAAAGATTGGTGATCAAGGTTCTGCTAATATAAAACCAGGATCTCAAGAAATTGCAAGTGCAGATATTGGAAAATCTGGTGGTATAAATCAATATACAACATACAATTCCCCTAATAATACTTTTATTATACAAAATGGTGGACAAACAATAGCGGCTGCACCTCCACCAGCCCAGGTAGTTTCGCAGAATAATTCACCAAATCCAACTCAAGGTGTAAATATGATGGACATTGTAAATAAGTACAATAATACAATGTTACTAACTTCTCTATCAGCGTAAAATGTCAATACTACTGCAAGGATTACAATTAAAGGGTGCGGAAATTATTTCCCACAATGGAAAACGTGCTGATATTTCCGTATCAATAGACAGTATTGACTACTTTGAAGACATATTATCGCCATGTACAACGATGGCAATCAAGTGTAATTCTTCAAATAGAATAGTAAATTCTTTACCTATTCGTGGTGGAGAAAAAGTTGTAATGAAATTATCTGTTCCTACTGGAGAGTTTGATGCAGATGGAGTGAGAGGATTTTATGTAAAAAAAGTTGCAGATTACGCCGCTGATGGTCAAAAAGAAACATTTGTATTGCAGTGCATATCAAGAGAAGGTATTACAAATGAAACAACCAGATGCGAAAGGAAATATCAAAAATTAACTATCGATCAACATGTTACATCTATTCTGAAAGATGTTCTGAAAACAAAAAACTATAAAACAGAAAATATAGAAAAAACTTCAAACACGTATAGTTTTATTGGAAATCAAAAGAAACCATTTCATATTTTAAGTTGGTTATGTCCAAAGGGCATTCCTATTGCTGGTAAATCTGGAACTAATGGATCAGAAGCAAAAGGTGTTGCTGGATATTTCTTTTATGAAAATCAAGATGGATTTAATTTCAAGAGTGTAGAGAATTTGATTGGTGGTATCGGTGAATCAAAAATAGCTGCTGCATATAGTTACAGTGGAGTAATTGAACACAACAAAATTGGACAAGAGTCTAAAATTTTAGACTATAAAATGAATAGAAATGTTGATTTCCAACAATCACTACGGGTTGGAATGTATTCAAATGTTACATTTTTCTTCGATCTTTATGAAAACAAAACAGAATACTATCAATATAACCTAAAAGACGAAATTGCTGGTAAACTAGGTGGGCAAGGTAAAATCGAAGTCGCAGAGGGGTTTGAAAATGCCCCAACTAGAATTTTAGTCAGAACATCGGATAGGGGAATCTTGGACCCTAATACTATTGCTGGAGATTCTGGTAGAGATACTGCTGATATGGCAAAATCTTTTGCTAGATATAACTTGCTCTTCACTCAGTCGATAAATATGGCAGTACCATGTAATATCAACTTGAAGGTCGGTGATGTAATTACCGCAGAGTTCCCAAGAGTTTCATCGTCTGATAAAACAGATAAAGATCCCGAACAAAGTGGTAAGTATTTAATAAAAAGTCTAAGACATCACTTTGAAGCAAACGCGAACATAACTTATATGAGTTTGATTCGTGACTCATACGGTCTCTACTAAAAACAACCATGGAAAACATCGAAGCCCACATTGAGGCAGATAAGAAGATCCTCCAAGATCCAACAACCTCACCTCAACAACGTCGTCACATCGAAGGTGAACTTCACGAACTAGAAGTTTACGCAGAAAATCACAAAGAAGAAATAGCTGCAGGTGATCACCACGATCCAAGTCCACTGGAACTATTCTGCGAAATGGAACCAGGCGCACCAGAGTGTAAAACCCACGATAATTAATTAAATGATTGATGAGTCCATATTAAAATCTAATTTTATAGGCAAAGACGGATTCATTTGGTGGATCGGTCAAGTCGCTCCTGCAGAAGTATGGAGGAATGAAAAGTCTAGAATAGAAACCCCTAAAGATGAGGGTTGGGCTTACAGATGTAAAGTTAGAATCATTGGGTATCATAGTTTTGATGATCAAAAATTACCCAATGAAGACTTACCATGGGCACATATCCTAACTAGTGCCGATTCAGGTGCTCCTGGTCAGGGTGGTTTTGGTAAGACGCATGGACTCGTCGGCGGAGAATCTGTTTTAGGATTCTTCCTGGATGGAGAGGAGGGACAGCAACCAGTTGTTGTCTCTTGTTTCTATAGAACTAAAGCAGTACAAAACTTAAAAATAAAAACACCCTTTAAACCCTTTACGGGAATGGAGGGCAATTTAAGTCAAAGTAATACAAGAAAGAAAGTTCCCAGTGCTCAAGTAAAAGCACCAAGTGAAAATATTGTAACTGGTGTTCCATTTACTTTTGAAGGTGGTACTAAACTTGATTTACAAGGTAATATAGATTCGCCTTTTAATGTTACATTAAAATCAAATCTCTCTAAATCCGCTGGTTCATCAGTTACTGCAGCAGATGACAGACAGGATCAACTTTTTGGAGAAGATTGTAATGCAGATGCTGCGTTCAACAAAGCATTTTTTGATGCAGGTCCAGTAACAAAACCAAACGGTTGTTTAACCGATATTATTGCACAAATACAATCGGGACTCAATAGTTTCTTAGGATTCGTTAATGGTCTAGAACAGACTGCACTAGGATTCATTGATCCAGTAAGAAATGTAATCGTAGATATTAGTGCGGATATAGCATCAGTTGCTAGACTAACAATGGGTCTTGTCAGATTCGTTGTTAATGGTATTAGGGAAAATATTGTTAAGTTAGTTGGATGTTTATTTGAGGTATTTGCAATTACCATCCCTCTTCCACAGTGGATGCAACTATCTGAAGCAGCAAAACAGATTCTAGATCTTATTTTTTGTTTATTTGAAAAAATCTTTGGTCCAATGTTGGACTTCATCCAAAATCTCATTAACGAGATGATTGGTGATTCTTTTAACGCTGCTGCTTGTGCAGCAGAGGAGTTTCTTGCTGCAACCATTGGTAAAGTCAATAATTTGATGCAAGATTTACTCGGTGACATATTGAGTGGTCTTGATTGGTTAGCAGGTGGAATTGGTGAGATTTCTGGTTATATTAATCAAGGTGTTGGTATGATCCAACAACTACTCAGTTTCTTGAACTGTGATGGTTTATTGTGTGATAGACCTGGAACTTGGGATCCATTTGGCAAGATTGAATTTCCAGATACAGATGATTGGAAAAAGACTCTTGCAAATATTGATATTCTTGGTGGATACGGTGATGATATAAATGAGGTTGCTGGATTATTATCACTATATGGTGGAGATACACCATTTACTGATTGTAGAGAGAAGAATATCAATCCAAAAAATCAGGGTGATGCTCCAAGAGTGCCGCCAGGATATACGTTCTATAAGTGCATTCCACCTGAAGTCATCATTTATGGGGATGGTGTGGGAGCCGAGGGTGTTCCAGTTGTAAATCCAAATACAGGAGAAATTATTACAATTGTTGTAACTAAACCTGGAACAGGATATACTAGAAGACCACAAGTAAAAATTGTAGATAATACAAACTACGGAAAAGGCGCTGAAGCAAAAGCTAGAATTACTAATGGATCGGTAAGTGATATTTACATTACAAGACCTGGAAATGGATATTGTCCAACAGATCTATCAATAACATTACCAGAACCTCCTTCAGATCCAAATCTACCACCTAAGTGTGGTGACAATACAGATTGTCCATCGGGATATGTTTGCGTTGACGGATATTGTGTTCCTGGATGTGATGATACTAGAGATTGTCCTGCAGGATATACTTGTGTTGATGGAGCTTGTATTCAAACATGTTCTACTGATAAAGATTGTGGAAAAGGATATGTTTGTGTAGATGGACAGTGTGTAAGAGATCCCAATGATGATGGTGGTGGTGACGGCGGTGATGATGGTGGCGGTGGCGGAACAAATCCAGGCATTAGTACCGTTCCAGTTGGTATCGTAACCGATATTGTTATTGAAAATCCTGGTATTGGATATACTAGTGGTGATACAATCCAAGTAGGAGAAGATTGTTATTATACTCCTATTCTAACTGATAATGGTTCTATTATTGGACTCCAAGGTTCTTCTGGATGCGATCAACAGTTCTTAAGTTATCCATCAATTACTATCAATACTGATACTGGAGCCGGTGCAAGAGCATACCCTGTCATAGAGTATCAACCACAGTATGTTCTTGATAATCAAGATATTGTTGGTATCGGAAGTATCAAGACTATCATTGATTGTGTCGGTATCAGAGATCTGGTATTTGTGGGATGGGTTAATGGATTCCCATACTATGGTCCATATCATTCTCATGAAGGTAAGAGAATGGTTGGTCCAGTGCATACAAGTAAACCACATCCAACCATCTACGACACTAGAGAACAAAGCATATTTGCTATCAATACTCCTACGCAGTTTGCAAGTAGTAACTCAACATCAAATCCAACACCATTAGGTGGAACTCCAACTCCAACGACTACGCAGAGTTCTACGCCAACTGTAAATCCTGCAGCTGCACCTGCATCTACACCTAATCCAACGCCTACACCTAATCCAACACCTACACCAGATCCAACTCCCCCTCCTTCTAGTCCTCCACCATCTAGTCCCCCTCCTTCCAGTCCTCCACCATCACCACCACCCTCAGGAGGAGGCGGCGGTGGATATGGCTACTAAATAATAAAAAGTTGCTTCGTATTTAGTGGCCGAACAACCCAAAGAATTTTATTGCAAATATCAAGGATTCGCTTTCAAATCCTGCATTAACGACGGTGGTGGCCGTGTAATCGATTGGGAAGTTATAACCGATCTTGCTCAAGGTATTCGTTTTTGTCAGGATGGTACACATTTTCAGTTAAACTATAAAACTAGTTACGAATTTTGTGGTCAAGACTGTGAACAGGGTGAACCTGCAAAAATTATTAGAGCAAAAAAAGGAGACATCCATATTGATGCTCAGGGTGGTGATGTCATCATCAAGGGTCTTAATATAAGATTGCAGTCTGTCGATCCAATGGGAGAAGTGACTATTACTGCTGGCAAACAAATTGCCACAAAATCTGCAATTTTAAATCAGTCGGCGACAAAAAATAATCAACAAGGAGTGCAGGACGTATCAATGACCGGCACCACAGCTAATACTCATGCAAAACTTGAAAATACTCAGTCTTCAGCCACTGATGAAAAACAGGCATCTTTCTTAGGACAGATTATGTCAGCTATTAAGAAATTTAAAGAATTATTAGAGTGTGCGAGTTAAATTATGGTTACTCCTATTCAACACGTTGGTGATAAATTTATAGTTGGTGCTATTGACACCTCCTTTTTAGATGTATCATCCAGAATCTTACCAGGAACATCTGTTCTGAATGGACCAGTTTATATTGGTATGCCATTTTCTGTTGGTCTTGCTCGTGCAAACTGCATGATTGGACCGCCATTGTTATCACTTGGTAGTCCCGCATCCTTAGAAGTTCTGGGTATTACCAATATCTTTGGTATCTTGAATGTGTTCTCAATCAGTACATTTACTGGTCTGACTACAAAACTTGGAACTACAATTAAAAATGCACTGAGTCTTAAGAATGGTATTGATATTGCCAATGCTCTAAAGATTGGTAACACGGTTAAGGTACAGAATGGTGTAGATAACGTCAATGGAGTGTTGAATGTTGCTGGTGTTATTAACTGTGCATGGTTAGATGGTAAGATTGCCGCTGCAATGGCATCTCCACCAAAAGGATTTGATATGCACCATCCAACCAAGAAAGGTTGGAGACTAACACATATTTGTATAGAAGGACCAGAGGCTGCAGTATATTATCGGGGTAAATTACAAGGTGGAAATTATATTGATCTCCCAGAGTATTGGAGAGGATTAGTTGATTCAGAAACAATTACAGTTCAATTAACTCCTATCGGTGTATATCAAGAGTTGTCTTATGAAATTACTGACTGGGGGACTAGAATCAAGGTTCTAAATAATCAAGGTGGCGCAGTAAACTGTAGTTATGTTGTCTTTGGCGAAAGAAAAGATGTTGATAAGATCGTGGTTGAGTATGAAGGAAAGATTGAAGACTATCCTGGACGGGATCAACGTTCTATCGTTGGTTATCATTACGATTACAGAAAAGGAGTAAACGGATAATGGCATTATCACAATCAGTTGAAGATTCACTTAAAGAAGCAGAACAATCCCTTCGCAACGCATTAGCGTTTGCTGCAAGACAAGAACGCCCCATGGTTTGCAGTGTTATTGCAGAACTCATTTCAAGGATTGAGACTATGAAATCCACAGATTCTATTTTAGATGCACTTGATAGTAAGGAAGAAGTATAATGGCTGCAGATCCTAAAGATATCGAAAAAAGACTTCGTGATCAATCTACTCAGATTAAAGGTCAGGTAGATCAACTAGAAGAACTGCTTGCAATTAAGGATGCAATCCTTGATGAGTATGATGAACTTATTGAAAAGTGTGATAAGAAAAATTATCCCCTGATTCAGGATATTAATACGAAAATTAAAGCAGTTGCGGATGCGTATAAGGCAAGAATTAGTGCAGGTTGTTTAAGTGACCTCACCTGGGTATTGCAAGAGAGTAAAACACTCACTTCAAAAGCATTTCAAGGAGACATTGAAACACAAACTTGGAAGGTAGCAAAAGATCCAGCACAAAGAGTTCAACTCAATAGATATGGACTTAAGTATTACAGATATCCCAAAGATAGAGACTATGGTTCTAATGTTACAGCAGAAATAGAAACTGCAAACATTGATCAATTTACTACGGTTCTTGTAATATTTGATTCGGATACTCAGTATGAACAAGATGGAACTTCAACTCTCCTCAAGGGTGTTAAAAACGGAGACTTTGTAACTGATAACTTAGATGAACCCCAAATCTTTATAACAGGAAACTTACCTACTGTTGTTGGTCTGGGAACCACTTCATATCCTGGAATTAGATCAGATTTTACTGGATTCTGCACTGCAGTTGATAATAAAATCTATTCTGATGCGGTTCAGGGAACTGTTCTTGATTATGCTCAAGTTGGAGACTTTATCTACGACTTCTCTGGTAATGGACTATTGCCTGCAAATGGTGTAAAGATCCTTGGTATTGGAACAGTTGATGTACCATTCTCCATTGACGGCAATAACAGTGGTAATGGTGGTGAAGTAACAGCAAAAGTTGCAACGATTGATGGAACTGTTAATGGT